GGACCACTGCCCCGGCTTACCGCCCTTGCCGCCAGCCTTTATCCGGTTAAATATACGCTTGCGAAGACTAGGCTTAGTGTAGTTTCCGGCCTCATTGACGCGAGACTTAGACTTTTTGGTCTTGCCGCCCTTCTTGTAATACAGCCTCATTAGCCGTAATTCTTCTTTAGCATGAGGACCACAGAGTAGGTGTCGCCGTTGCTCGCGCTCGTGGTGGTAAACAGGATGTCACCCGTCTTGCCAGAGGCGGCGGCTGTATTTGGTAAGCCAACAAAATCAGAAAAATCCAGTGTATCGCCATAGTCAGCAATCAACTCCCACGCCAACACGTTGGTAGTGGCGTCAAAGAAAATCTGGACTCCCATACCCTTTGTTGTGTACTGGATGCTTTCAATGTTGACACTCGTACACGCGCCCTTGCTGGCGGGGTCTGCACTTAACGCAGATACGTCCACCTTGGCAACGGCGGCTTCACCCGTGCCATCGCTGACATTAGTAAAGTACATGATCGCTGTTCTTGGGCCGTCTTCAATGATCTTGCTAATAACTGCATCAGCCATCTTGTTCTCCTAAAAAGGGGCCGAAGCCCCGTTACGTTAGCTTAGGTTGATGTTCTGTTGATACAGAATTGTTACCCGAATCTCACCAGCGTCTGTGGCGCCCGTGGTTGTCCAAGTAAGCTTCTTGTCAGCAGTGCCCGTGTCGGCCCACGCCAACGCGCCGCCAGCCTGCGTGGTGGGGTATTTACGACCCGCTCCAGAGGCGACAGTAATTGAGAAGGAGTTAACGAACGTGGCATTACCGCCAACCGTGTCGCCCACACTCAATACCGCAGTGGCGTTGCCCATAGCTGTAGGGCAGTCAATCACGCAGTCAATGATTTGGGAGTTGGCTGGGATGACAACAGTGGTGCTGTTGGCCGCAGATGCGCCAGCCGCCAGAGACCCTGTTGAGAAAGTTTGCGCCATGACAACTTGTCCGGTGTTCTTTACGTCAGAACCCAGAGTAGTGCCAGTGGTGTCTTTGATGGTTCCAGCCTTGATTGGGCCAGAGAAAGTAGTAGTACCCATGAGGATCTCCTGTCTTGGGTGAGTCTAATGTTCCACGTAGAACAATTAGTCAGGAAGAAAAGGGGGCCGAAGCCCCCGACTTTTTAGGAAGTTCCGGGCGAGCCGTAAATTCCGAGTGGATCAGATACGCCGAACGAGTAACGAGCGCGAGCTTTGTAGCGCACGTTTCCTGTGTCGAAGTCTCCGTCCATTGAGGTTTCAAGCGCGGTGCGCTCAAAGTGCTTCATGCCGTTCGGTACGTCGGTGATCAAGAAGAACGCATTCGTGTCAGTCAGGAAGTGATTGACAGAATAGCCTTCTGGGATCGATCCGTTGTTGCGAAGGGCGTTGATGTCGTTGTCAGCCGTGCCAACCCGACCCTCAGTCTCAAGCAAACGAGTTGCTACAAACTGAAGCGAGGGTGGAACGATTAAACGACGAGGTCGAGCCGCAATCAACAAACCACGCTCATCGGTAAATGCGGCGATATTAATCACAGCATCTTCCAGCGAGGTCTCATTCAGATCAGCCGCTACGGCAGGACGGTTAGCATTGGTGCCACCGTTTACCAGCGGGTGAGCCGTGCTGAACAGCGTTACGCCGTCACCAGATTGGTACGTCGTAAACCCGTTGTTAAGCGGATTTGCCGACTTCACTTGCTTGGTATGAGCCATTGCCCTTGCAAGAGACTTTGTGTATCTTGCAGACAGTGAGTCATATAGATTGTCCTCCATTGCTTCTTCTGTGATGCTGAAGCCGAGAGCAATCGTTTCATGATTATACCTAGCAGTGAACGACTCTTGCGCCGAGTCATAGCTGATGGCGGCGCCTTCAGCTTTAACTGGTGCGGCACCAAAGCCGGACAGCTTTACTTCCTCCTCAAACGAACGCTCTGATGATTCAGTTTCGTAAATCATCGTGTGTTCGTCGTCGTATCTCTCATACTCCAAGCCGAACAAAGCGTTCAGACCGGGGAGTAGTTCTTTCAACATTTGTGCGCGTGAAATAGCCATTTCCTAAGTCTCCTTAAACGCCAAGCTTGGTTTCGTAGGCATGACTCAAGGGCAGGTACGTAACAATACAATCGGTGAAAGCATCACCTACCGTGCTGTTAGGCCCGTCCACGAAGTCCACAATACGAAGCGGAAGCGTGTTGGTTGTTGCGATAGAGCCACCGTCAAGAGCATTCTTGCTCCTTCCAATAGCGGTTGAGCCAGCAGTGCTGACAGCCGAGACATTGTTACCCAGACCTGTCTGAGCAATTGCCTCATCTCCCTGCATCTGGAACAACAGCTTGGGATCATCCACGACATAAGCCATGATGTCACTTGCCGCTGTTGAGGCGGGGAAGTATTGGTTAAAGGTTAACTGACCAGTACCGGGATCAGTGTAGGAAACGCCGACAAAAATGCCGACAGTTCCTGCCGCAACAGAAGTCGTAACTGCCGCCTTTTCCAAAGTACCAGCCGCAACTAGCTTAACAAAATCACCATAAAAGATGTCGGTGGCATAGCCAGACGCAACTTTAATATGGCGCACTTTTCCGGTGAAAGAACCGGAAGCACTTAGAGTGCCTACAGGCTCTGCACCCATCGGAGTAGCTGATGTAGCCATTTTAAGTCTCCAAACTTAAAGTTAAAGCCAAAGCTCCCCGGTAAACCGGAGTCAACTTCGACCAAAGGTAGTCCGAGTTGACCGCTCAGGATTCAGAACGGGCATTCGGGGATCGTTTTGCTTGAGGAAGTTGTTGTCCACGGATTCCATCTGGGTTGAAGCCATTTGCTCAAAGTAGTCCTCTCTCTGCCTTACCTTGGCCTCTGGGGCTTTGCAAAGCAAGAGGCCGCCGATTTCAATGTTTCCCTTAAAACGGGAATCAATGTCCGACATAACTTCAAGCTCGGGGTGATCTTCAGCCTTTACAGGAACCCATCCCTCTCGAAACTTCTGAGATACATTCGTGTTGTCCGCATGGCCCAGTGTGCTGGTGCGTACCCATCTAAACACCCAGCCCTCTTGAGGGTCGGGGTTTGGTAGTACGGAGGCCGGAATCCACGAATCGGACGGACGTTGCTCAACTTCTCTGGACTCTGCGTCCCTTTTAGTGCGCTGTTCTGCCATCTTTACGACTCCTTAATGAGTTGGTTGGCATATTGTTCAGGGGTTATACCTAGCTTTTTAGCCAGACTTAGCTGAGTGCGAGTCAGCCTAACCTTGCGTGGCTTGGCGCCGTTATTCCGTGAGGAGGGCGCTGTAACCACGGGTGGATTTTTGAAAGCCCTTGGCACCTCTTGGGTGCTTTCTGGGTCTCCAAAGTATTCGGGAAACTTGCCGCGAATGTTGCGGTTAATCTCCTCAAAATATTCGTCAGAGTTGGGATCATATCCCTCGTCTTTAATTAACCGCTCATGGACGCCATACGCCAACGCGGTCATGTCTTTTTCTTGCCCAAACCACGGGTTCTCTTCCGCCCACTTAGCCGCCTTTTCGGTGGGCTGTGGGGGCTGTTGCGGCTGTTGTTGTGGCTGTGGCTGTTGTTGTGGCTGTGGAGCATTTGCCTGCTGTTGTTGCCACTGCCTCCACTGCTCTCTGTCCTGTGCGACATGATTAAATTTCTGGTCAGCGGCGCTAAACTCCGCTTGAGCACGGATCATGGCCTCTTGGGCTTCGACAACCTTATCCGTGTTTCCTTCTTCGTATGCTTGGCGATACTGACCCTTAGCTTGCTCAAGAGATAAATTAGCTCGCTCTCTAATCTGATGAACCAGATACTGCTCGCCTTCTTGAATGATTGCGTGGTACTTCTTGTTCTCATCCGCATACTTCTGAGCAACTCGGACAGCCTCTTCTCGCATCTTGTCAGATGCTTCCCTCTGACGGCGCTCCTCATGCTGTTGGTAGCGGAGCTTGTTAATGCGCTTCTTGACTTTGTCGGAATAACCCGCCAGTTCTTCGTCTTCACTGTCCTCCTGCTTGCTGGCTTCCTTCGCTGGAGGGCGCCTGTCCTCAGCAGGTCGGTCATCTACAACCTCGACATCAACATCCTCGACGGGGGCGCCTTTCTCGCCAAACGTCGCCTTAACACCAAAAAACTTGTCCTCGGAGGACATTCCCTGATCTTCCACTTGATCTTCGCTCATACCTTCACAATCCCCCTCGGGTCTTCAACTACTGCCTCGACGCTGTCGTCATTGATAAGCCGAAATTCCTTATCATGAACTTTAAATCGCGTCCCGCTATATGAGCGCATGAGCACCCAATCTCCCTCATTGCAATATGGGCCATTCGGAAAGCGCGCCTTGTCCTGATAAGCGTCTGCTCCCACTTTTATGACAAATCCACAGACAGAGCCAATCTCCTCCGTCTGTAGGGTTTCTTTTGCCTTGAGGATGCCTCCCTCCGTCATTTCTTCCGGCTCTGGGAGAGCGATGAGTAATTTGTAACCTTTAGGCTCAGGCAACTGCTTTGCAGTCTGAGTGTCTTCTTCGGTCATAATGTCCTTCCTGCACCAGAAGTCAGTGTCTGGCGTCACCATGCGTTACCTTATGTAACGAATTATTCGCGCTCCATCCTTTCGTCTAGGTCTAGTAGCGTGCGCTCCGCATGGGCAAGCCCTTGGATAATGCCCACGTTTCGCGAGTATTCCTCCATGTCCTTGCACCCGCCGATAGCGATATGATCGGTAACCTCGTTCATTTGGACGCGAAGCTCCTCTTGAACTGCCTTTAACATGTTATTGCTCGCGTGTTTCATCGTCGTCCATTATGTCTTTGATTAAACTAAATCCGGCCTTAAACCCCTCAATCTCTTGCTGAGAGATGTCCCTGCCTTCCTGCATCGCCACCTTAGCCGCGATTCTTGCGCTCTCTAAGCGTTCCTGCTGGTCTAGTTTTTCTATATCAAGCATAGCCTTGGCTTCCGCTTTTTCAGCATCTATCTGAACCCTAGCCATGTCTGCTTCTGCTTTTGCTATATCTGACTGCGTCTTGGCCTCTGCCTTTCCAGCGTCAACCTGAACCTTAGCCATGTCCAATTGCGCCTTAGCCATTGCCTGCTGTTCTTTGAGCGCCAACTCCCGCTGTTGCATCTGAACAATGGGATCTTGCTGTTGTTTGGCGTTTTGCTCTGCCTGCTCTATCATCTTGGCCTTACCTGTAAGCTGTTCAGCCGCAGGCACTGCCAGTCTGGATATACGCAGTTCAATATCTTCGGGTAACCTTTCGTCTGGGCCGGGGAGTTGAACACCCAGTTCTTTCTCAATCCTAGACCTGTACAGAAACGCTACATGTTCTGCAATGTGCGCGGCGAATGCGGCCTCAATTGCCTTCTTATTCGGCGCTCTGGCAACCATC